TGCAGCCCAGAGTCAGGGTCGCTTGGCTGGCGACCGTCGCCTGTGTGGCGTTGGCCCCGGCGATCTGGTCGTAGATCGTGGGGACGGTGCATCCGCCAGTGCAGAAGGTGGTCAGGGTCTGTCCGTTGCTGGCCCCGCTACATGAGCTTACTGTCGTGGAACTGAGGACCAGCCCCGCCGCCGGGATGACGACGCTGCACGTCTCGGGCGTGGTGTTGCGAACGTCGATGGCCTTGGTCGAGCCCGAGGTCTGGGCCGAACTGTAGGCGCGCAGGCCATAGTAGGCTTTGGCTCCCGCCAGCACGTCACCCGAGCCGGTGTATCCCGCAGCCGCGCTGAACCCGCCACGTCCGACCCCCAGTGTCGGCAACTGCGCGTGGGCCCTGAGCGGAGCCATCGCCAGCAGCGCAGCGATGATCGCGGAGAACCGCCGCATGGGAGCGTCCTACTTGGTGTAGACCGTGAACTGATAGGCGCTGGCGGCGGGCGCGGTCGCGTCAGCGTCGGCGTACCCCGTGGTGACGCAGGACGTCAGCGCGGTCCCGTAGACCGCGCCGTAAGGCGCCGCGATCGGGATCACCGCGCCGGCGCCGCTGGTGCTGGCCGGGATCAGGATACGGTCCACCGGAGTTCCCGAGCCGCAGGTCGTCGATCCCTGGGAAGCGTTGTAGAGCTTCAGGTAGGCGATGGTCCCGCTGTTGTTCTGAACGTAGACCCCGTAGAGCGTGCAGGCCGAAGCACACAAGGCTACGGACGTCGTGTTGTTGGCGACCTGCTTGCTGGTCGTGTTGACCCCGCCCGTGGTCTGGGCGACCGGGAACGTCCCGCCGATCGTGTTCGTACCTGCCGGGATCGAAGCGATGGCGTCGGCGTGAAGCTGCCGGAAACAGGCCATAGCCGTATTGGTGGTAGCGCAGGTCGCCGCATCGGCCTTGGCGCCAAGGGTGACATCGGCTCCGTCGGCGATGGTCACCGCGCCCCCACCGCCTGAGCCGCCGCCCCCGCCAGTCCCAGTCGGAAGGCCCGAGCCGCCGGCCATGTTGATCGTGGTCGTCCCGCCGATCCCCTGGCAGGACAACTGGGTGTCGCCGCTGATGGCGAAGCCGAACCAGCCGCCCGAGGCGGCTATGTAGGTGGCGCTGGATGTGACCGAGGCCCCTAGCTGGCAGTAAGCTGGAAAGGTCCCGACGTTGAAGGCGACCACTTCCGCACCTGCGGGAAGCGTGCCCGTGGCTCCGCCACCAGTGGCGCTGATCGGGGTTCCGTAAGCTGTCGGACGGAACCCGGTGATCGACGCCGACACCGAAGCGGCGGTGCAGAGCTTCCCGGTCGTGTCCTGGCTGACGGAGTAGTAGTTCCCGACCACGGGAGTATTGCCGAGCGTGCCGCACGTCGACACGGTGATGGCCGGTGTTCCCGTCTGGGCCCTGGCCAGGGTAGGCGTCAGCCACAAGCTGGCCGCGAGCGCCAGGACTGCCGACAGGAAACGACGCATGGTCCCCTCCGAGAAAGACGCGCCAAACCTAAGGCAAAGCTCCCCGAGCGTCAAAACTCAGGACATCTTCATGATCTTGGCCAAAGCGTAGTAAGGCGGCAATGTGGCGACCGCGCTGGAAGCCCCGGTGTGACCGTGAGGCTGACCCCCGCCCTGGGCGTTGAACGTCAGGTTCGACGTCGCCGGCTGGATGTTCGCGTTGCTGATTCCTGTCATCGCACCGACGACGACCCCCACGGTCCCCACCCCGGACAAGGTGTTGGCGGAGCCGAAGCTGGCGCCAACCGCATTGGGCTGCCCATCAATGCTGGTGTGGACGTGACCGCTGTCGGTATGGGTGTGGCCGCCGTCGACGAACCCGTGGTCGTGCGACGGAATCTCCGACAGTGCCAGGGTATGGTTGCCCACGGTTATGGTCGGAGTGGTCGCCGTCGCGCCACCCGTGTCGCCGACTCCGTAGGTGCTGCCGGCCCCGACCAGGAATTTGTCACGAAGATCCGGTGTTCCATTGGTCCCGTCGCACAGCTGCCAAGGCGCCGGGATCGACCCGATCGACCCGCTCCAGTCGATGATCGAGCCGACCGGAAGCGCCGCCAGGACCGCCGCGGCGATTGCGGTCTGCACGTTCGCGTTAACCTGGGCGGCGATGTAGTTGAAATTCTGCATCACGGCGTTGGCGTCGGCCACGGTGCCGTTAGTCAGAGTGACCGGAAGAGTCCCGATGATCGGCATGGCTCTATCTCATCCGCCTGCAACCCAGGAACCCGTAGGTGGACATCGTTCCTCCGGAAAAATTGGCTATAGAGCTTAGGTACACCGTCGTCGACCCGGCGACGCTTTCCCGGGTTTCCCCCACCCCGAACGAACCGACCACGCCTGTATCCGTCGAATAGGCTCCGCCGTTCGGGGGCGTCGGCTCTGATGCACTAGCCGTGCTGATCCAGCCCGCGTATCGAGACGGCACACTTCCACTGGGAATAAAGGAGACCGCGCCCTGGCAATCCCAGTCCCCCGCGGTCAGGGTCACCGATACTATATTTGCCGCGGTATTGGTGGAAATACCGATCCGGCTCGCCTGGCTGAGATTGGCGGAGACGTATTCCCCGATGTAGCCGGACGCCGCGTTGTCGTTGGTCGCCGTGCCTTTTCCCTTGAGCAAGGTCTGGGCGTCCAAAGTGGCCGCAGTCGCTGTCCCGGTAAGCGCAGGCCCCGTCGCCAGGACCACGCTTCCCGAGCCTGTCGAAGACGATCCGCCTGTGCCCCCGTAAGCCACGGCCAGGGTTCCGGCGGTGACGCTGCTCGCGTTCAGGTTCGTCAGAGCCGATCCGCTGCCCCCAGCCAAGGTCGTCAGAGCGGCGCTGTAGTTCTGCTTGGAAGCAAAAGAGGCGTTCAGGGAAGCTGCGGCCAACGGCGTTCCCGGAACAAAGCCTCCGGGGGTCTGTGACTGAGCCGCGCTAAGCGAGAACGTCAGAGCTATCAAGCAGGGAATCGTCCAAAATGAAAGGCTTGGTCGGGAAGGGCGTCGCCACATACGGATCTCCTAGTTCGTACCCGAGCTCTTGCACCTTGACCCGGACGTTCCCGATTTTGACGCCGGCGACGGACGAGCCCTGCATGATATGCGAAGCTTGTTTGAACACCAAAGGCTGGGTCCAGGGAACCCGGTACTGCCGGAACGCCACCAGGGAGCCGGACGACCAGTTGGCGCCTCCCCAATTGAAGCCGTTCCATAAAGTCAGAGTCCCCCCGGTGATGATTGGAACGGTATTCAGGTTGTTCCCGCCTTCGTCGACAGCCTGGACCGTCAGGTTGTACCCGGATGGCAGGGACACCGCGACCGTCGATTCGATCACGGCATTCATACAAGCTTTCTCGTTGTCCGGGAGAAGCGTGGTCCGGTGCTCCCAGGACAGCATGACCCCGTTTTCGGTGAACGAGGACGTAGCGCTGATCTGAACGTCGCTCTCGAATGTCGTCGCCGGAACGCCAACCGGATGCGTGACGAAGGTGTTTCCCCAGGGTTGGATCAGGCTCGCCGGGAAAGTGTGGGGCCCGCTCCAGATTTTCCGCGTCATGTCATACCAGTATTCCTCCGACGGCGGCCCGGGATCGGACCCGTCGATGACACTGATGCGCAGGACATCGGCGCTGGCCGCGGCGCAGATGCGGGACGGATGCACCGCATAAAGGAAAGGGATAGTCACTCCATTCCCTGAATCGCCGATGGGGTCCGTCACCGTGGCCGAGAAGGTGATCAGACGAAGGCCTTCCGGCGATATGAACGCCAGGCCCTGGTTGGTCGGCGAGATCGACAAAGGCGCCAGGGTTCCCGTCGCCACGTTCATCTGGTTCGTCGAGAAGTTGCTGGTCGCCTGGTCCCCGGTGATCTGCTGCAGAGCCGAGATGCCCTGGAAAGCGATGATCGCCTGGATGATGCCCCCGGTGATAGGGGAGCTCAGCGGCAGGGCTCCGAGCGCCGTCACCGGCAAGCCGTTGCCGAAGGTGACCGCCTGATTGGCGTTGGTCCGGTTGCAGGCCTGGAGACTGTCGGACCAGAGCACTCCCCCGTCGCACGCGAAATACGCCCGGCCGTTGAACTGGGCGACCGAAACCGGAACCGACGGCAGGTTGTTGATGTTGGTGTCCCCCGCGCCCCACAGCGGCGCCGTCGGCGTTCCCCCGGCGAATACGGCGTTGGCCGTGCTAGACCCTGTAGCGGAAGCCGACAGGACCGCGGACAGGCCGTTGGACGCGATCGAGACGATCGTGGTCCCTCCAGGGATGTCCCCCTTGGTGACCGTCTGCCCCGGCTGGACGCCGGCCTGCAGAAGATTGGTCGCCGATGTCAGGGTCGTGGTGCCATTGGTGGTCACCGAGATCGTGGCGCTGAAGCTGGAGATGTCGAACCAGCCGAACTTGACCGCGCCTCCCGGGAACCCCGGGTGCGTCACGACGACGCGCGTTCCCACCAGGGACATGATCGGGGGAACCCAGTCCCCGGAAGACGCCGGACTGGTCGGGACATTCCCGGAGACGATCCCGTTGACCGTCAGGAACAGGCCCGTCTTGAGATTGTAGGCGAACGGCTGGTCCTTCCCCGGCTGATAACTGCTGGCGACCAGGCCGTACTCGATGTCTCCGATCACCAGGGAGGCGGATACGAACCCGGGAGAAGAGAACCCCGAAAAGTCCGTCAGCTTGGTCGCCGCCGGCCGGCATACCCATAGCGCCCGGGTGTCCTGGGACGGAACGAGGTTCTGCAACTTGTTCATGGCCCCGCGGAAAGCGTTGGAGCCGTCTACCGCGTCCGACAGGCCTATGGCCTCTATCGTGATCGGGACCGTGTTACGGAGCGGCATGAACCGCTCCGATTAAACTCGACAAGGAGCCTACCAAGGTGCCACCCAACAGCGCAAGTGCTACCGCCCAACCCACAGTTTTCGTGTTCGGAAGCGTCGTGTAGGCCCGGCCGAACCGGCGACGGTCCATCTTCACCGTAGACGCCCGCGTCGACCGGTTGTCCTTCATCTGCAGGTACTGTAGCAGCGCCTTGTCGGCCTGAGTCTCCCAGGTCGGCTGGCGCTCGTCGTCGACCAAGCCCATCAGGAAGGCGGTCAGCTTCTTGATCAGGTAGCCCTGGTTAGGGAACCATGGGATCACCGAAGAACTCTCCGGCGACGAAAGGTCCGGCATTTGGGAGTAGTACCGACCCTGGTAGGGGTAGGCTCCGCTCGGCGGGGCGTAGACGTAGAAAGCCCCGCCGGAGTCCATCAACCCTTGCTGGGACATATCCCCGAGGCTCTGGTCGGTGGCGATGATGTACGGGTAGGACTGTGTGCCCGCCTGCTGCACCATCATGTCGAACTCGCTGAGATCGCAAAAGATCTCGGGATAGGTCACCCCGGTTCCCGGCAAGGTCCAGAAGAACGACTTGTCGTCCTTCCAGCGAAGGAAGTCCGCCGGCAAGCTGTAGGGTCCGGAACCGTAGATGGAATTGCCGACCTGGGCGTGAAGACCCGGGTCGAAATTCCCGTAGAAGGTCTTGGCCGCCAGTTCCAGGTCGTAGGTCTGACACAGGTCGCTGAGAAGCGAGTTCAGGTACACGCCGGCCTGAACGGTGAACCCCGGGCACTTGGCTGTCTCCGTGCAGAGCGCGACCAGTTGGGCAGCCGTCATACCCGAGGACATGGCTTCAGCCTCCCGCCGCGGCCCTCGCCTTGGCCAGCTTTTCCTCGCTGGCGGCGATGGCGTCCACATAGCGCTGGATCGAGATGTCCAAGCCCTTGCGCGCCTGCACGGCCTCGGCGTCCGCCCTGTCGATCTCGACCTGGGCAGTCTCGATGTTGGACTGGTAGACCTCGTCCCATTCGGCCAGGTGCTCGGCCCGCTTGGCGCCGGCCTCTTTGATCCCGGCGTCGATATTGGCCAGATTGGTTTTGACCGTTCCACGGGGCTCGTAGGCCCCCATCCGGCCGGACTTCTGATGCTCGGCCAAACCGGCGTTGAACACGACCTGGCGATGCTCCTGGATCTTCAGGATGTCGCCGTTGATCTCGGCCTCGCGCTTCCTGCGCTCCGGCTCCTGCTGCAGAATCCGTTCCGAGAGCTCCACCCGGCGCTGGGCCTGCAGACGATCGTGGTCGGCGTTGACCCGGGCCAGGTCCTCCTGGAACTGGGCCAAGGTGTCCTTCTGCTTGATGATTTCGTCCTCGATCGCCGGGATCTCGGCGATGGCGCGCTGGCGCTTCGCCAGGGCGACCAGCCGATCGAGACGCGCGTTCACCGCGGACTCGGGCTCGTCCTCGGTGAACCCGCTCTGCAGGGTGATCTGCATATTGTCGGCCAGGCCGACCACCAGGGAAAACGCGGTGGCGACTTCCCGTTCGACCGGATCAATGGACATGCGACGGAAGCCCGCTGATGGCGCCGGTAGCCCCGTTCATCACGGTATTGCGGCGCGACTTGAACTGATCGGTGATCGACTTCCCGTCCGCCAGATCATGAGCGCGCAAGGCGTTCTGGATCTGCTCGGAAATGGTCCGCGCCACATGGCGGGGGACCTGATAGCTGTGACCGTGCCAGTAAGGCGTGCTGTTGATCGACACGTTCGGACACCAGTCCGGAAGGTCGATGGTCACCCAGACGATCTCGTCCTCGCTGGTGATCCCGCTGGTCAAGCCTTCCTCGCGGCGCAGCCGGCGGGTTTCCTCTTCCTCGACCTGCTTGGAAGCGGCGGCCCGCCGCTCCTTGTCGATCTTGTCCCGCGCCCGCTTGCGCGCCGCTTCGACTTCCTCGACCGACAGGATCGCATGTGCGGGTTCGACCGGACCGGGAGACTTGTCGTCCGAAAGTCCAAGGAAGTCGTTCGGATCGACGATGTCGTCCGGGGGAGGAAGATTGGCAGCCACGACGATCTCCGTCAGGAATGTGTCCAAGGCCCGCTGGCGATGGAATTCTTGGACACTAGGATCGGCCAACCTTGGGTGTCAACGCCGATCCAATCCCCGGGGAGGACCGTAAGGACCCCCCGGTTCGGGATGTATAGCTGACCGCCCTGGAAGGCGCCGGGCCATTGAGCGTGCGCATTGCCGATGTCGTCCAGGATGATGTTCTGGATAGCCGCCTGGTCTGCGGCGGCCATGCCGGAACCGTACCCGGGGAGGTACGACAACGCCACAAGCGTGTTGTTGGCGTTGGTCCCAAGAGTCTTGGTAGCCATGAACGATTAACCCCCGCCGGTCGCGAAGCCTTGCAGCTGTCCGATGTTGGCCGCGACCTGGCCTTCCAGGTCGGTGACCATGGCGCCCGAGATGGCGGTGTTGAAATTCCCGGTCGTCGGCGCGTCGCCTCCGGGGACCAGGACCGAAGTCGTCTGGAAGAAGGTCTTCACCTGGGCTTCCGGGATCGTCATCGGTCCCGCGCCATTAGGCAGGTACTTGACCGACATCGCGTATGTCAAAACGTAGGCCATGCGGCCCTCCTTTATTTCAGGCCGGTTAGCCGAAGGTCGACGTGTAGGCCGACACGCCTTCGATACGCGCGAAGAACTGTACGTTCGAAAGCAGGGTTCCGTAGAACGCCTTCCAGCCGACGATGCGAAGCTGGTTCAGCGGGTCGGACTTGTCGGCGTCCTTCAGATAGGTGAACTTGACGTTGTCGAGCTCCACCTGGGCGTAGGCGCCGCGGCCGATCACGAAGGTCGGATAGACCGTCAGGCCGGTAGCCGGAGCCGCCGGAGGAACCTGGGCGAGCCCGAGCCCGGTGATGATCACCGTCTGCCCCGGCGCCAGCTGCACGGCCTGGCCCGCCATCGGGCCGGTGGTCGGGCCCGACGCCGTCAGCCCGAGTTGAGCCGGCGAGTTGGTGGTTCCGACGTAGATGTTGAAGGTGTAGCCGACCAGGGCCGGCAGGACCACCGAGATCGAACCGTTCGGACCGGTCACCGAGATCGAGTTGGAGACCTGATAGATCCGGCTCTCGTACTGGTTCTGGGTGTCCGACGCGGTGACGATGATGAAGTAGTTGGTCGGAGCGCCGGGAAGGCTTCCGGAGGTCCCCGCGGTCCCGTTGATCTGGGCGACCCCGGTGAAGAACGGAACCATGTTGGTGTCGCAGAAGCGGATGCCCGACCACTCGCCCGCCTCGTAGTTGTAGAGACGGTTCAGGTCCGAATAGGTCCAGGCCAGCTTGACGTCCGACTGCTGGCGGAAGTCGCCGACCACCAAGGTATGCATGATCGCCACGTAA